ACCGTCCCTGCGGGCTATACGTTCTATTTAAGCCGTATTGACATCAATACTAGCTTGAATGCTAACCCTGCTGGTTACGCAACGTATCAAAACTATCAAACCACTAATGGTGTATCCACTGTTACGATCATTGCTCCGTTTACAAACAACTACCATACGCAAAGGGTTATGCCCAGAGCAGTGGCAGAAAAAACGGATATCCAATTGCAGGCAAAAGTTAGCACTGGAACTGCGGCCTTAACGGTTTCGCAAGAGGGCTACCTAGTTGCAAACGGTACTTAATCATGAGCACTCCAGCATGGCAACGCAAAGAAGGGAAGAATCCGAATGGCGGTCTAAACGCCAAAGGAAGAGCGTCAGCCGCGAGGGAGGGGATGCATTTAAAGCCTCCCCAACCCGAGGGAGGCTCACGCAGGGATTCTTTTTGCGCACGAATGTCGGGGATGAAGAAAAAGTTGACCTCATCAAAGACAGCAAACGATCCAAACAGTCGGATTAACAAAAGCCTACGGGCATGGAAGTGTGCTGATGGTTGCGCCATTAGAGGACTGACGAAAGGTAGGATGACGTAATGCCAAGTCATAGCAAGAAACAACATGATTTTATGGAAGCAATTGCCCATAACAAGGCGTTTGCAAAGAAGGTAGGGGTTCCACAAAAAGTGGGACAAGATTTTAGCAACGCCGATAAAGGCAAAAAATTCTCAACAGGTGGTACTATGAAACACGAAAAGAAAATGGCTATGGGTGGCATGGGCGCCGCACCTATGATGGCTTCTAAAGGCAGACGTCCTCGCATGGCTGCACCCGCTGCTCCTGCTATGCCTATGGGTGGAATGCCTGGCATGAAGCATGGTGGTGATACTGGTGATCATCACCATCACATGAAGATGGCACATCATCATCTTAAGATGGCCATGAAACATGGTGGCAAGACTATGGAAAAGGGCGAACCTCATTCCAAAGACATGGGCGAAAAGATGCTTAAACATGGCGGTAAAGCTATGGCTAAACATCACTATGCCAAAGGCGGTCATGTTGATGCACGCATGGAGCCAAGTCACATGGAAAAAGGTGGTGATTTGCGTCATGGCAATAAAAAGCATGGCGAACACACTATACAAGAAAAGGGTCATACCCGCGCTATGATGCCCAAGATGCACGGCAACACCATTGGTGACGGCCCAATTATCAACGCCAAAAAACGTGGCGGCAAGATTTGCTAAGGAACTATTATGAAATCACATCACGAAGTACCTGCTCATCCACATGGACATGAGCATCCCCATGAGCATAAGCACCATGTGCATCACATGAAAGAACATCACGAAGGTGGTCATGTTCATCATTCAGAGCATTACAAAGAACACGCTGCTGGCCATGAATTGCATCATCACGAGATTGAGCATTTGCACAAGCATCAAAAGCATATGGCACATGGTGGCAAAGTACATCACAAACACCACAAGTAGGAGCCAATTATGGCAAGGCATAAAGTAAAACGCTATAGCGGTGAAGACGGCATCAGCGATGTTCAGGATAATGATGGGATGGATTCATCCATAACTCCTAAAAGAGTTAACATCAATAATCCAGATTCTTATCAAATGCCGATGCCATTGTCTCCTGAAGACGCTGCGGTAAATGCAAGTAATGCATCTATTGGTAGTGCCTACATGAATAATGGGCCAACTCCTGGCGCACCAACTGATATAGGGCCACAACCGCCCATTAGTCAGATGAATGCACCAGTTGAGTCTGCTCCAGCCCCCAAAAAAGCTATTGTTACAAAGAAACAATTGGCTGAATCTGGTTACGATAACCTTAGAGATTATTTAAACGCTCAAAAGGGTGTGCCTCGTAAGGGTGAAAAAGAACCTAGAAAGCCGGCAAGTAAGCCTACTGAATCTAAGCCTAGCGCATCAAAGCCTACTGGCGCAAAGCCAACAAGGGTTAGCTACACGCCAAGCGAGTGGGATGATACTAGCTCATCTAAAGTTGGTGCGATGAATTTGCAAAGCGGTCAACGTCCTAAAGAAGAGCCTTTAGAAGGTGTTTATCCCGAGCAGATGCTAGGCGGTGGTGCAGGGTATGGCGTCAAAGCTATTGCAAACTTAGCTAAAGGTTTGGCAGCAAGACAAGCTGCAAAAGAAATAGCAAAAGAAACATTGCCAGCAGTTGCAGACAAGATTACACCTTTGAAGTTTTTAGGCAAAAGCGGAAGAAGAGTTGTTGGCGCTGAAGAGCTACCAAATCCACAACTCAAGCTTGGCATGAAGCGTGGTGGCAAAGTGAAGCATAAACCTGTTGCCAAGCATACTGAGCATAAGCCTAAAGGCGGAAGAGGTGATGGGATAGCTACCAAGGGATTTACCAAAGGTAGATACCTATGAGAGCCAGTCGTGGTATGGGTGCGATTAATCCCGCCAAAATGCCTAAGAAAAAGACTATACATCGGAAGGACAATCCTAACGATGTATCGTTGTTTAAAAAAGGTGGAGAAGTTTGGGATAAAGCTAGACCAAAAGATCTAGGTAAACCAAAGAAGTTAAGCTCCTCTAAGAAAGCAAAAGCCAAAGCTATGGCGAAAGCAGCTGGACGCCCTTACCCAAATCTTGTTGATAATATGCGGGCAGCTAAATGAGCAATACAACGACAGGTACAGTATCCTTTGACCTAGACTTCACCGAGTTGGCTGAAGAGGCATGGGAGCGTGCTGGTCGTGAGATGCGCTCTGGTTATGACTTGCGTACTGCTCGCAGGTCAATGAACCTAATGACCATAGAGTGGCAGAATCGTGGCATCAATATGTGGACGATTCAACAGCAGTCGATCACATTTGTGCAGGGTTTGAATACTTATCCATTGCCGATAGATACGATTGATTTGATGGATCATGTGATCCGTACCTCGCAAGGGCAATCGTATAATCAGGCTGATTTGAATATCACTCGGATCAGTATGCCTACATACGCTACGATACCGAACAAGCTTGCACCAGGGCGTCCTATTCAGGTATTGGTGCAGAGAAATTCTGGTGAAACTAGCCAGTTATATTCCAATCCTATAACTCCAGCTCAAACGCAACCAACTCCAGTTTACCTTGCTACTAGCATAGGTACTACAGATACGACTATTGTGCTGACAAGTACAGTTGATATGGCCGCACAAGGTTATATTCAATTGGGCAGTCAATCTGGCGAGATTGTTTTTTATAGCTACATCTCAGGCAATACTTTGATGAATTGCTTTAGAGGACAGAATAATACAACGGCTACTGCCTATACTGGTGGCGGTACGACTACGACTATTTATGTTCCTCAATTGCCAGCAATTACAGTATGGCCTACTCCTGATGGTGTCACAACCTATACATTTGTATATTGGAGAATGAGAAGAGTTCAAGATACTGGGTCTGGATCACAGACTCAGGACATGAATTATCGCTTTTTGCCTGCCGCGGCAGCTGGATTGGCGTACCATATTGCAACTAAATCACCTGACTTAATGCCTCGTATAGAGATGCTTAAGGGCCAGTATGATGAGCAGTTCAACTTGGCAGCTGGTGAAGATCGTGAGAAAGCAGCTATTCGCTTTGTACCTCGTCAAATGTTTATTGGCAATGGTGGGGTGTAATGGGCAACAGGTTTGCATCTGGTAAATACTCGATTGCAGAGTGTGATCGGTGTGGTCAGCAATACAAATTAAAACAGTTGAAAATGGAGGTCATAAAGACTAAACTATATCAACTGAAAGTTTGTCCAGAGTGTTGGGATCCTGACCACCCGCAACTTCAATTGGGTATGTATCCAGTTGATGATCCACAGGCGGTAAGGCAACCAAGACCAGATACAACGTATGATTCATCTGGGCAAACTGGATTATTGACTGATTCAGTTAATCCTAATGACTTTACGTCAGCAGGTCAGGGTACACCCGCAGGCGGATCAAGGGATACGCAATGGGGTTGGAACCCGGTAGGCGGAGCAAGTAATTTTGATGCGGTGTTGACTCCCAATTATTTGGTAGCAACAACATATGTAGGTACAGTAACTATCACAGGGAGTTGATTATGGCCAAGCACGATGACATTAAAGAAGACAAGAAGCTAATCAAAAAAGCTTTCTCTATGCATGACAAGCAAGAGCATAAAGGTAGTCATACCAATCTTTCTAAATTGAAAAGAGGTGGTATTGCTGGTGTTAGCGGTGAGTCAATGAAAGCTGAGGGTCGCAACATGGCAAGAGCTAATAATCAAAGGGGTCGATAATGAAGCCTACCACCAAGAATAGTCCTGCTATTGTTAAGCCTAGAAATGTAAACAATGGTGATGCATCAATGTATGCTGAGCCACACCACATGAATGGCAAAAAGTTCAATGTTAGTGCTATTGAAAAGAATCCTGATCATCCAGATATTGGCATGGCAGTAAAGATTCCTACACGCCATAATTGGACACCTTTGAATGGTGGGGTATCTATTGGCAATAATGATTTTATAAAAACTGAAGGCGAAGAAACTCGTGGCAACGGCGCGGCAGAGCGTGGAAGAATAGCAAGAGGCCCAATGGCATAATATGTTTTACAGCGAACTAGTCAATGCCGTCAATGCTTATGTAGAGAACAATTTTCCTACAGTTGACATCAATCGCATGATTGAGCAGTGCGAGCAACGTATCTATAACACGGTACAGTTACCCTCATTGCGCAAGAATGTGACTGGGACATTGACCGCTGGAAATCAGTATTTATCTGCTCCTGCCGACTTTCTTTCTGTGTATTCACTTGCTGTATATCCTGTGGATGCATCAAGTGGAAATTATCTTTACTTGCTGAATAAAGATGTTAACTTTATTCGTGAGGCTTATCCAAATCCAAGCACGCAAGGACAACCTAAACATTATGCTATTTTTGGGCCACAGAGTTCTAATGAATCGTATTTAACATTCATTATTGGGCCAACTCCAAACATAGCATATAGTGCAGAATTGCATTATTACTATTATCCAACGTCAATCATTCAAGCGGCCATTGGTACTTTGACAATAGGCAATGCAGGAAGCGGATATACAAATGGCACTTATTACAATGTTGCTCTTACTGGGGGGACTGGTAATAGCGCTACTGCTAATATTATTGTTAGTGGAGGCGTGGTTACGTCTGTAAATCTAATTAGCAGAGGTTGCTATTATGCAGTTGGCGATCAACTGGGCGCATCTTTTGCTAGTGGTTCTGGTTTCTATGTAACTGTTTCCACAATTAATAACCAGTATGGCGAAACATGGTTGGGTGATAACTTTGACTCTGCATTATTGAATGGCACTTTGATTGAAGCCATCACATATGTTAAGGGTGAAGATAGTATGCTCAAGCTATACCAAGATAGATATACACAATCAATTACATTGCTCAAGAACTTGGGAGATGGCAAATTGCGTATGGATGCATATCGTGATGGCCAAGTTAGGACGCAAGTTGTATGAGTATTGTTCAAACGCAAACCACTAGTTTTAAAGCTGAGCTGTATCAGGGTGTGCATAACCTGTTGACAGATACTCTCTATATGGCTTTATATACTGGTTTTGCTGATATCAATTCATCTACATTGACATACACTTCAGCAAATGAAGTGACTGGACAAACAGGGTACACAGCAGGTGGAATCCAGGTTACTGGAGCTACAGTCAATACTTATGGCTATACGGCGTATGTAAACTTCAACAATGTAGTGTGGCCAAGTTCTGTTATTACCGCTCGATGCGCCTTGCTTTATAACCAAAGCAAAAGCAATAAATCTATTTGTGTTATTGATTTTGGATCAAACAAAACGCAAGCTAATTTCACGATAACAATGCCAGCAAACACTTACACAACGGCGCTAATCCGCAGTTCAAACTAGGAGCTATCATGCAAAATGAAAACATTAAACCTACGGAGGCAGCGGCAGTAGCTGTTTCGTCTAACTCGTCTATCTCTGAAGATACGAGCGTCACAGGCAACTATACAGTCACTTGTACGGCTGCTGATGGAACTATTCGTTGGCAAGATACATTCAAGAATCTAGTGGTCAATGTGGGTAAAACCGACCTGTTGAACAAGTATTTTGCAGGCACTTCTTATACTGCGGCTTGGTATCTTGGCTTAGTGGATGGTGCTTCTAGCCCCACTTATAACGCTGCTGATACGATGTCTTCTCACTCGGGATGGACAGAAAATGTTGGCTATTCTCAATCGACTCGTCCTGCTGCTGCTTTTGGCTCCGCTAGCGCTTCTGGGGGTGGGGCTGGCTCTGCTGGCACTGGCACTATTTCTACCTCTGCTACAGCATTTACTATTAACGCTACAGGAACTATTGCGGGTGCGTTCTTAACCACAAGCAATACCAAGTCTGGTACTACAGGAACTTTGTATTCTGCTGGTAGCTTTACGACTGGTAACCGTTCTGTGCTGTCTGGAGACACATTGAACGTCACTTATACCGCTAACTGCTAAGGATTATCATGGCCGCTAAATTTACTATTGGTGAGAACGTTAAAGTCACACCCGCACCTGTTGATCCTGCTGGCCCAGTTGAAGCTATGCAGATGGACGCTACTGGCAATATCCAGTACATGATTACATGGGTAGATGAGAACGGTGTCTCCCAAACCAGATGGTTCAATGAGGCGCAACTTGTTGCGGCATAATGGCTGTCTACAACGCATCAGTTGCTGAAACTGCCAATAACGGTGGATGGGGGGCTGTTGCGTGGGGGTCTGGTGTTTTTGGTAGTACGCCATCCGTAACGGATTCCCAATATCCTTCTGGCACGTCTAGTGTCACAGTTAACGAGGGGTTTCTCTCAACTTGGGGCGGAAATACTTGGGGCTTTGGCGTTTGGGGCGGCCAGTCATCTTTGGTGGATGTTGTTACTGCCGTAGAGGTTGCCAATTTAAGCGTGTCTGAAACCGCTACCACAACCGATTCATTAAGCTCAATTCTTTCTACAACCAATACCGTTTCAGAATCTATCACTGTTACAGACACAATAGCTACAAACTATTTAACAAGCGCTGTTGTCAATGAGGTTAGCACGGTCACAGATACAGTTAACGCAGGGAATACAATTACTCTGCAAATTATTGAAGGCTTTGCGGTAGGCTGGGGATTCCTTGGCTGGGGTCAAGGAGTTTGGGGTGGAGCGTCTACATTGGTAGATATTGTCACGGATTATGTGGCATTTAACCCCGCCGTCAATGAAACGATCACCGTCACGGATGTGGTGTCTGCACAGCCAGTCTACGCTTCAGCAATATCAGAAACAGCCACGGTTACGGACTCGGTCAGCACAACCCAGACGTTTGCTTGCCCAATAGCAGAAGTTATATTTCCTGCTGATTCCGTTTCTACAACACAGACATTTGCCTGCTTTATCTCTGAGACGGCCACGGTTACGGATAGTTCGGTTGGCGGTTCCACCTATAACGCAACAGACTCAGAAACGGCGACAGTCACCGATAACTACGTTGTAGGGGGTTCATCTCAGCTATTTGTGTCTGAAACTGCGGTGGCCTTGGATTCTGTAGCTGGCGGTGTAAC